ATAGTTTACACGAGGTTGAACGCAACAAAGCATGTTGGGAAGTCTTCAAACAGGCTAACCTCGAATGTGGTCAACAGAATGAAAATTTTGAGCATCTCGATAGAGATGTTATGATCACACTCGATTTAATCCAGAAAGATATTGAAAAAGCTTTTTGGAAACATGCTGAGTCTGAAAAATTCGAGTTTGCATGGGGAGGAAGTGATGAAAATTCACTTATTCCCATTGCGGGTTTTTCAAGCGGTCCTGGATCCTGTTGTGGGGTTAAGGGTGTCTCTGTTCTCGAGAAGTATCGTGAGAAATGGAGCGTTAGTTCTGAACTTGGTTTGAAATACTTACAAGTACTACGTAAGATATGGAAACCAATGCACGATTTGCCGAATTACGTGGCAAGTATGCGGTCAGTCATAAAAGCGACTTTTGTACTCAAAAGGTATGATATATCGCGGTTGATAGCTCCTCAGTTGAATGGTGATTTAATATTACAGTTTCCTGTTGAGAGTTGCTTAAGAGGTATGCTGAAGTTTATGCATATCGATCTAGCTACTCAACAAGATAAAAATCGTGCTCTCGCCCGCAAGGGGAGTATGCATGATAACTTGGATATTTATGATCACTCACTTAATAGAAGGAGACTTCGTCCATGCACAATTGACCTTTCTAGCGCATCTGATTTGATCGGAACAATGCTGATAAAGTATTGTTTTCCAGTTCCATTGTTTAACTACATGGAAATGTGTCGATCAAAGCAACTCAGTGCGTCGATGTTTAAGGGTGATAAAAAGCAGGTCGTCGATCTACATATGATGGCAACAATGGGAAATGCTTATTGTTTTCCAATGCAGACGATATTCTTTTGCGCCCTCGTAAGAGCGGTGTATTATCGTTTAGGCTTACCTCTAGAATTGAATGGAGCTCCTACATATGGAGTGTACGGTGACGATATTATCGTTGACGTTACAGCTTTTGATTATATAGTTAAGACTCTCAGATGTTTAAAAATGCAACCGAATGAAAAGAAGTGTTTCAGTCATATGCTCTTTAGGGAGTCATGTGGCGGAGATTACTTTTCAGGTTACGATGTACGTCCTATTTATCTGGAAGATTTATATGACGATTGCCATCGTTATTCAGCTATCAATCGTTTAATTGATTGGAGCGCACGGCATTCTGTAAAATTGGATAATACTATCACTTTACTCCTAGGAGCTGTTAATAGTAAAATCCTTGTTCCGCTTAACAGCGGTCCACATGAAGGTCTACGTGTGCCCGAAGCAGCCATTAGATTTATGCCGAGTGATTGGCGTAGGTCTATAGTTAGTATTGCTTTGGTTGACAAATCCTTTTACTATAGATCGCAAGTGGTGTGTTCATACACACGCATTGCTCACGATCATGATTGCTATGAGGCATGGCCATCTGTTGAAAGACAGAGAACCATGATGAGTAGTTATCAATATAGTAGTCTAACTCCCACTGTAAATAAAAAATGTGTGAGTTTGACCACGGCCGGAAGTTCTATGTTTCCCTTTTTACGGGGTGGCATAAGTCAGTTGTTGAGTAACGATCACCTTGGAGAAGTTATTGATAGGAGTATTGATAATCCTACCAGGGTTGAGAGGGTATGTAAGACGGTTGCCAATTGGAACCAGAGCGAGGAATACTACGCTCCTACTTACGTACAGTTTATAAGTAACAGCTTGTTACTGTATTGCAGCGTGCTTGCACGATGCATACAACCCGTAAAAGTCTTTGTCGGGAACAAGTATTATCCTTTATTACCACGGTAATATTGGCGAATTAAGGGTGTTAGCAGCCTTGTACTACTAAATTGCTTAAATCGACTCCGGGCGTTTTGTTCGGACTTTGGTGAGTGTTCC